ATAAATTATTAATTTGAGTTTGTAATTGACTACCAGTTGAATTTAAATTAATTATTGTAGCATATTTATTATCAACAAAACCACTATAAGCAGTAATATCTTGAACTGCCGCGATATCATTTAATGCGGAAAGATCTGATGCGCGACTAGATACACCAAATTTAAATTTATCAGTATGATCAAAACCAATAATTGGGCCATAATCATTTACTCCAGTTAATGGAATTCCAGATACTCCTGATGATAATCCAGTTACAAAAAAGATTCCACCATCAATCGCACCACCAGTAAGATTCAATAGAATATAAGGACTTTCAATAAAATTATTTGTTACATTTGCGATAAATTCATCACCAGTAACATAAAGATTGTGAATATAAACGTTCTCATTAAAATATTTTGTACCAACTATATTTTGATTTCCATAGGTTAGTACTGAAACTCCACTAAGTGAATTTATTTTACTATCTAATGTAGATCCTGTGTTAGTAAGATTTGTTATTGTCGCATAAGTAGAGCTTGCAGTTGAAGAAGTTAAATATGAACTTAGGTCAACACCAGTTATAAATCCACTAGGATTATCTTTTGTATAATAATTAGAAAGATTTACTCCTGTAATAAAACCGCTTGGATTATCAATAGAATAATATCTTAAATCTAATTCACCAGTATTGATTTCTCCTGCTGCACCCTGTGGACCCTGTATACCGCTTGGCCCCTGCAGTCCGCTTGGACCTTGTATACCGCTTGGTCCCTGCAGTCCGCTTGGGCCTTGTATACCGCTTGGTCCCTGTAAACCACTAGGTCCAGTTAATCCCTGCAATCCACTTGGACCTTGCTCTCCACTTGGACCTCGTAGACCGCTTAATCCTTGAATACCAGACGGACCTTGAGGACCAGCTGGACCTTGGGGACCTGGAATGAAAACATTTGCACCTAAATCTTGAGTTGGTGAAGTTGTATTTGTTACTACTACCGCTGGTATCGTTATATTAGATGATGTTTGCTGAGTAGGAGAAGTTACATTAACGTTTATGCTATTTGGCAAACTCACATCAACATTTATGTCTGCCATAAAATTATCTCGTTACTTCTGGTAGGATTGAAAATTTTCCTCTTAATAATTTAATGCTATTGCCTGATATATTTCCAGAAGGATATCTTTCTATATCATAAACATATTCATTTACTGGCATTGCCGCGCTTCCTGTAGATGGTATATTAATTGCTATAATACCAGAAATATCACTAGTAATTGAAGGTTGCAGATCCAACATAATTCCAGTTGATCCGTAGCTATTTCTAACTTGGCCACGTACTTCGTAACCACTTAAATTAATAGCCGCGCCAGTACTATCTAATATATTTAAAGTTAACTGGATATAATCGCCTTGAATACCAGAAATGTTATATGATGTAGCCATATAAAAATATTACACGGCTACAACAATCTAGCGAATTAAATTTTAAATCTTTAACGACCTTCTGAAAGAATATCCTTAGATTTCTTTGAAAGTTTATTATTGTTATTTAAATTTGGTCTTGGCAAATACATAGAAACATGTTTTTTAAACTCAGATTTTAATCTTTTTATCAATGTTTCTCTATCGTCTATTGGAACTAATCCGATTTTTATTGCATGTTGTTGCAAATCACTTTTATTTAAATCTTTTAGATATTTATCATATTCGCCTATATCTAATGTACCGTATTTCCTTTTACCATCATCTCCCCAAATTTGGTCTAGTGTTATTGGTCTATTTTCTATTTTGCCGTGGGTCTGATTAAGATCATCGAGTTTTGATTTTTTTCTAGCCATAATAATTATTATATCTCCTTATCTATATTATATCTAAAAAATATAAAGATGTCTAAAAAAAGAAAAACCCGAGGGGTTTAGCCTCGGGTTTTTCAGATTTAACTTAGTTTAAGTTATGATTAAACTTCGTTGGTAACTACTAGTCCGTACATTGCACGAGAATCGATGCAAACACGGCCTTCTTCAAGGAATCCATAGAAACCAATCTTCTCGGAACGAGAAACGAATTGGTCATCTGGAAGAGCAGTGAATACTCCACCGGATTCAGCTTGACGAGCTACTGGACGAACAAAAGCGTCCTTGGTCAAATCTAAACCAATAGTTAATTCATCTGTACCGGAATTCCAATCTGTACCAGTATAGAAGTCATTAAATAGGGTTTGATATTTTTGACCAGCACCGAGCTCAACTAGTTCATGGATTGAGATTCCATAAATTTCTTGTGTGCCGGCGCCATTATAAATGCCTTCACGAACACTGTCAGGTAGATTTGTGTTAGCAGTTGTAATTGGTTGATAAGCGAATGCACGGATATCAGCCTTTACTTCTGGGCTAACAAATAAATCTGTTAAACCGTAAGCGTCTGTGGTTGTACCACCAGCATAAGATGTATTAACTCTTTTTACAGAAGTTACTAGATCATTAAGCATGGAAAGTTGGAAGGTTGAATTTGTTCCGCCATCTCTTTCGATAACACGGGTAGATTCACCTAGAGCCTTGAGAACTACTGCCCAAGCATTACGCTCTTGTTTAACAAGAACTTCATTGCTCATGCGTTCTACGGCTTTGCTAACTACATCTAAACGTCCACGACGAGCGTAACGTTTCAAGAAACTAACAGCGCTATCTAGACGATAGGTTGCTACTTTCATTTCGCTGAAGCCTTCTACTGTAGAAGTTGGAAGACCTCCTGCTACTGTTTGACTCCATGTAGTTACATATCCTTCACCTTCACCAGCGAATAGATCGAGAGGAATGGAAGGACTATCATCTTCATCAAATGGAAGATCAGTATAAACAGCGGAAGCTGTGCTGGCTTGCATGAGGACTTTGTTTACAACTGGTCCTAGGAAAGCTGCGAAAGCTTCGGTGGCTTCTCTAGCTACGGAAGCATCTCTGCTTCCCATGGCTTTGATAAGCTCAACTTGCTCTGGGGTATTTTTTAATCTTAATTTCATTTTAAATTTTCTCCTTTATAAGATTATAGTTCGATCTTTAGAAGAGCGACGTTGCTGGATGCTGTTCCGAGCCATGTACCAACTTTAACACCACCAGCTGGTAGTGTTGCTGTTGATTGTAGCTCGCCAGCAGTAGCACCTACAGAGGCGACGTGGCCTGCTGTAGCATTAACGCCACTATAAAGAACTAGTCCACGAGTTAGAACTGGTACGGCTTGACCGCTGATTACAACGTTCATTTCGGCAGCTTTACGTGGATTGAAAACTAATTTTTCGCCGTTTTCATCTAACTCACGAACATCTACTAGAGTTAGACCTAGGGCGGATTGACCAGAAGAAGCCAAGCTTACTTTTGCTGATACTCCGTATCTCTCAGAAACGGTGTTAGCAAAAGATGCTCCGACGTCACCTAGCATTGCGTTTGGAGTAGAAAGTGAAGCTATTTGAGGGTTGAAACCTGGAGCTTGTACTTTGACTACTGCGCCTTTGGTTAGTACTACTGAAGAATCTTCAGCATTACCACTATAGGCGAAAAGATTTACGACTTCATTTTCGCCGTATTGTCTGAATGGTCTTAGATTGTGTGCCATATTTTCTCCTTATTTGTTTATTAATTCAAATCCGTCAAAACCGAAAGCTGCTGCATATTTTTCTTTTACGCTTGGCTGTGCGGCTGGGGCCGAATTTGGAATTTCTGTAGAAGCTTTTGCGCCATTATCAACAGCTTCTTCAACAACTTCTTGGGTTGTTGCTTGGGCTGGTGTTTCAGATGCTTTAATTTCTTCGGCTTTCGCCATTTCTTTTTGCATCTTCTCGGCCATAGCTTTTTTGTAAGACTTTTTCTTTTCTTTCATAAGAACAGCAAGGGTCTCCTTGTGTTCCTCGAAAGCTTTTTCGTCAAGATCTTTTATTGCTTTAGCAATAACTTTACGATCTTCGTCTTCAAGATCGTATTCCTCGTCGAAAGAAGCCATTCTAATATTAAAAGTTTCTTCTTTTGCTTTAGCTTCTTTTTCGGCTTCTAAAGAAGCAAGCTTTTCGGTAAGCTCAGATACTTGTTTTTTAACATTCTCATGTTCAACTGTAACTGAGGCGATTTTCTCGTTTGCAGCTTTGAGCTCATTTTCTTTTTCTGTTTTTTCTGCTAGAAATGTCTCATTAGCTTTCTTTATTTCCTCGGCAATAAATTCAACTACAGAACTTGCTGTAGCTTCTTTAAGGAGGGAATCTGTAATATCTTCAATTTTGGTTATTTTCATATATATCCTCTCTTTTTTTACATCTAAATTTTCCTGTTGGGAAATATTATTTTCTGAAATAGAAGCTGCTTCTACTTCTGTATCTATTTTATCCTGTTCTACAGGACTAATAAAATCTGAGTTTTTTGATTCTGTAATTTGATTTTCTTCTGAGGCTTTATTATCTTTTAGCATAATTTTAATTGGTTCAGCTTCTGGAGTAGCTACTCCTTGAACGTCTGCGGCTGGATTTAATGTAAAACCGATGCCTAATGGTACAACTTTACCCAAAACTTGTCTATAGACATTCTTACCATCAGATAGCTTGCCATTTCCACCAAATCCTCTTAAATTATCTTTTAATTTATCTATTTGAGATGCGTCAGAGATAATTGTTGCATTTTCAATATTCTTCTCTCCGTCTTCTAATACTACAATATTAAAATCATTAAAACCAAGCTCCCAAGAAGCGGAGATAGTCATGTAATTTTGACTCGTTGGATCATTGCTCTCTTCAATTTGTTCGGCTAAATCACGATCTACTATTTTCCAGATAACGCCACCAAGAGTAATATTAAATGGAGTCTTTAGATCTTTAACATCTAATTCTGCTAAACTTTCATTACTACCAAATTTACTAAAACTAGCAGATAATATACAACCAATTACTTGATTACGATTATGTTCAATATTAATTGGTTTATTAACAAAATTTTTAGCTATTTTAGCGGCAGTTTCACCATCAATTACATCGCCATTTTTATTAACACGATTTACAACGCAGGCATCAAAAGCAACTGGAAGAAGATCTACATTCTCTTCTGTGTTAATATCTGGTAAAAATTTTCTTAATTTATTTAAAGAAGCAATAGAAAGATATTTATCTTTTTCTTCGCTTACTACTGGACGAATTTTAATATTTGCAAATACCGATTCAAATTTTAATTTTTGTTTTTTCATATTGTAAATCTTCCGTAACCAAATATTACACCATCTTCTTCATCATCGAGATATAATTCATCAACTGAAGCAAAATCAAAATCATTTAAGCTATAAGTTTGAATATCAGAATCTGCTCTTTCAAAATCCTCATCTGATGGTTCAAAACTAGCTTCAACTATTGTTTCATATTTAGCTCTAGCAATATCGCTATCAGCTTTGCGATAAGCGTCTTTTACTGGTTTACCACTAACCATTCTAAGAAATGTATTTACTCTTGCCATAGCCCATTGTCCGCGAGTTTTTCCTGGACGATGAGAAGAAGAAAATGCACCAGCGCCACGACGATATACCTTCTTTAATTGTCCGAGGGTTACTTTTTTCTTATTTTTACTATTGTGTTCTTTAACTTTATTTTTAAGGGCTTCAACTACTTTTTTAGAAAATTCTATAGCTTTATCGCTTTTTGTGCCAGCGCTTCCTGGTTTATTCTTAGAAGAACCTTTGCGTCTTTCAGATGGTTTTGATGGAGTTTGCGCCGCAGATTTTGGTCCTCTTCTTTTGGCATTACTTTCTATGCCATATTTCTCTGGATCGTAAGTCATATTAATATTCTTATATTATATGATATTTACACTTAATTTAAATAAAATTTAATTAAAATTAATATAACGGATTGAACATTATATTTTACCGCGTTTGAGCTACACTCAAAGTTCCACCGTGGTGGGCCAAATTTTTATTCGTATCTATAACGAAAATTTTCATAAAATTGAGATATCTCAGCTTGAGAAAGAGCGATATTATATGTATTAATTACACCAAGGTCTATATTATTAAAGAATCTTTTTCTTCTTTTTGTTGTTCTCATTGGTGGAAAAGTGTTTCCTTTTGACGCTGGGTAACCATTTAAATTAGATTTTCCAAATATAAATGCATTTCCTTGGAATAATGAAGCTTGTATAGTAGTTGTAGAACTAACATATGGAAAAGTAGATCCATCAAACATAACAAAATTTGGACCAATAGGTGATTCTTGTTTTCTTGCGTCATTTTGTTTTACTGATCCACCACTTGGTTTTCTTAATGGATTAAATGGAACATTTGCCACAGATTGAAGTTCACCATTTACATATATTAATACGTTTCCACTCCCAGTTGTATTTGTAACTACTGTTAACATATACATCTCACCAAATTTAAATTTAAAATCTGTCATAAGAGTTTGATAACATGGTCTACTATAAATAGGGCTAAATCCATTGCCTATACCAAAAACAAAACTAAATGGTTCAAATTTAAATTTATATGTTCTATCGCCATTAATATAATGATGTGGCGATCTATATCCTATAAGAAATCCACTATTTGGTCCTATACCATAGGTGCAAAAAATACCCTTTTTTTCTCTTATTATACCGGAAGTATATGCAGTCTTATGAGCGAGGGGTCTTTGAAGTCTTACAAATACATTTAAAGTCGAAGGAGTAACTGAGCTATAACTATATGCTCCTCCGTTATCATCTCTACTTAAAATAAGCAGAGGTTTTTTATTTTCAACTGGTGGAGTAATATCATAAAATATTTGGGATTTAGAAATACTAATATAATTACGTCCACTAAATCTTCTTTGTTCAAGATCATTATTATTAGGATCTTTTATATAAGATAAAGTGTTATTTATGATTTGAGCTTTGGTTGTTCCCAATGGTCCACCCTGAATCCATTGTTGACTTAATGGACGACTTGGAACAACATTACTAATATTATAATCTCTAAATTCTTTAAGATACCAAGGATCAGATTGACTTACTGGTTGACCTCCTGGATATTCATATTTACTACCTAAATTTTTGTAGAATATAGGATCAAAATATAAACGTAAATTATTTGGGGATGGTATAAGATCTATATATTTTTTTTCATTTAATTGTCCAGAACTACCTTTGGTAGAATTAATTTTCCCATTTCCGCCTTTATTTATTTTAATATTCATTTTTTATATAATTCTTCTGTTGCATCATATGCTGCTCCACTAGTTGGAGTATCAGGATATTTTGTTGGTAGTTCTCTGCTTTCATAATTTGGTTCAGAGCAGCTAATCAAAAATAGTAGTGGTAATAATAATACTAATTTTCTCATATAGTATTATACTTACACATTTAATGATTCTTCAATTATTTTAGCTTCTGCATCTCTACGCCGACTCATACCTTTTTCTATACTGCCGCCAATCCATATTCTTTTCATTTTTCTTATCTGATCTGCGATTAAAGATAAAGTTTTTTGATCGAAATTTTGCGTCTTTGCCATAATATCACGAATAGCTTTCATTTCACGGCGACGATCTCCTTCTAATGCTGCGCCTCGGTTAAATACAAGACTAACTAATCCTCCTTTAGCATCTTCTGGAAGTTTATCAAAATTAGGAAAAGTTGATTGGGTAAGATCATAAAATTTCTTTACTGTTTTATTCATGAATACTTTTACTGATAATTCCCAAGGTATAATTATATCTTTTAATCTACGAGCTAATTCTTTTGCTTGATAGCCTTTAACTCCAACAACGCGATATAATCTATCAAAAATTTCTTTAGGAAGATCTTTCCAATCATTACTAAATTCTGTTTTATTTACATATCCAGTATCGTAACCTACTCCGATTGTGACTCCGCTTTGTTCTCCGGGCCATGTTGGATTTTTTAAAAATTTATTATAATAATTTTCACCACCACCAACTTCGAAATCAAATATGAGTTTTAAGGATTTATCGTTTAACATTTATTAATTATTTATTTTATCTATTGTTTTATCTATGATATTATCTGCTGGAACTTTTTCTTTTAACCAAGAGTTCATTACCCCAAAATAAACAAGATGTTCATTATCAATTAAAAAAAGATTATTTCCATAACGATCTTTGTAGGGCTGTATTCCTGCGTCTTCTACTAATTCAATAGCTTTTTCTTTTTTAAATTTTACTTTATACATTTTAATTAAATTATTATAGCGCTCTTTTGCTTGAGGAGTAATTACTGCTCCATTATCTAGAAGAGCAACTAAACCACCATTATCTTTATTATAATTAGATGGCGTAGAAGCATCGTAAGATGCTGTGCTATCTTCTATTTTATCTGGTGTTATTGTAGCGCAACCAACAAGAAAAAAATTAAGAACCAATATGCTTGCGAATTTGTTCAAGGTCTTTCTCCTGTACTGCTTTTTCTATTTTACTTTGATGGTCAACTTCTTTTTGAGCTTGTTGACGATCCTTCATTTCTTTGGTATTCTTTGCTCCAAAGACATTATTAATTGCTTCGAATATTCCTCCAACAAGTCTTACAACCGCGCCGAGGAGTTCTGTCATTTTATTCTACGTATTCTGCTGTAGCATCTTTGCAACCTGCAGCGATTGCATTAAGAACTTTTACAGCAAGAGCAGCGTCTCCATTTAATTTAGCAAATTGTGCGGCGTAGATATCCTTGACTGCTACAATGTATTTTGCCCAATGAGTTTTTTCTACTGGTAGATAATCAGTAAGAGCTTTTTGAAGTTGATCTGGAGTTGGAGTTTGACCAATTGTAAGACTCTCTACAACTGTGGCAATATGATTAATCATCTTTGCTTTTTCTACTCTATCTTCTGGAGAAAGAGCTTGTTCTAATACCACTGTGCAAGCAAGAATAACTGCTGGCTTAATATAAGGAAGAGCATTTTCTACTCCAGTTATTCCACCGATTTGATTATCTCCACCTGTATTTGTAGTAGAGCAACCAACCATAAATAAGCTCATAAGAGCAACTGCGCCAATAGTCAATTTATTCATATATTTCTCCTACCAGTTTGGTTTACTGGATTTTTTATTTTTTGTGACACACTTCTTTTTTTTGCTTCTACTGTTTGTGGTACTGTGCCACCAGTAACAGAAGCGTCTTTAACTGTTAATGCAAAAACTACTCCACTAACAACAGCAATTAATTTAGCAAAACCAATAATATATTCTTCTAATTTATCTGGTAAAAATGCTACAATAGAATTATCACCATGAATTACAAAGGCTGTAGAAACTGCTACTACTGTTACTATTCCAGAAGTACTAGAACGCCAATTTGGGCCAAATAATTTAAATAGCATATTCTTCATAATAGATTACACTATATTATATATATAGAAATAAAATATATCTATAAAATATATTAAATACCTACAGTAAAAATTGTTTCATCTAATTGAATAAGATCTGCGTTTGCATTGGCTGGATTATTTGTGCCATTCATAATAATGTTTGCAGTTACATATCTTTTTGCTGATGTTGCAGATGTTGGTCCGCCGCTCATGGTGATAATTGGATTTACAGGCATATCTGGCACAAGGCCATTTTCTGTTGCACTTTCAGCGAAATATAAATACACTTTTCCAGATGAATCGTTTTTTACATAGAATTGCATTGAGTAGGTATAAAAGAACTGATAGCCAGAAACACCTGCGGAAGTTGAATAGGTTGTTCCGTCATGTGCAAATAAGCGTATTTTTTTAGTTCCGCTATCATTGTAAATTTCAAAACCAAATCCTCTAGTTGTTAATGCATTTTGAGTTGAGTTTGCTGGAGTTGTTGCAGAGCTGTCATCTCCCAATATAATTCTTATTGCCTGTCCAACTGCCAAAGTTGTATCTAAACTAAAAAGTCCCCAAGCATAAAATCCTACGCCCAAACCAAAATTTATACCACCGCCTGTTGATTGTGTTATTGTTGAAAAACTAGAATTCCATGATGCTTTTGCATACGAAGTGGCACCATTGCCAGCGTTCATAATAATTCCACCAGAAAACTTTCCAGTAGTTGTGGAGGCCCCGCCTAAATTTGCAGTACCTTGTATCCCAAACCTTTTATAGAAAGTACTTGATGGTATAGGTAATCTTAAGCCTTCTTTTGTTCCTCTTCTAACTAAATTTTTTAAGCTGCTCATATATTATATTTTACCCTCCACCCATATGTTTTACCAACATAAATTGTCCTTATACTGGCTCCCTCAATATCGCCAGTAAATACTGCATCGGATTCAATATTATTTCCGTTTCCGCTTAAAATAAAATTATTTCCGCTCCAAGTATAAAATGGATCAAGAAATTCTAAATAATCTCCTGTGGTTGGAGATGCTGGTAAATTAAATCCAAATGAGGCACTTGTTGTATCTGCAAGATATTTAGTTCCATTGATTATTGAGGTTTGATTACCTGTTATATAAATATAATCTGCTGGCGCAACTAATATATCTTGACCACTAAATTGAATTGTATTTTGAAAATTCTTAGTCCCACTAATAGTTTGATTGCCAGTATTGTAAATTAAATTAGGAGCACTAAGTGGAGAATTAAAAATAGCTGTGCCAGAAACTAATAAATTATTATTCAATCTTAAATCTGTTCCGCTAATATATACGGGAGAATTAATGAAACTAATATTAACTCCAGTAAATGTCATATCTCCAACACCACTAAGATTAAGAGCCGTATCGATTAAATTGATACTTTCCCCAGAGAAGGTTGTTGGACCAGATAATATCTTATTTCCAGTTATATTAATTGAGTTTGAATAAATATTGATTTGATTTTGAAAATCTATATTTAATGTATTTGGATTGTTTAGAATTTTATTTCTATTTGTTCCATCTGATATAATTCCGGCTCCACTAGAAAAAATTTGATTATTTCTGCCTATTGAAAATGAATCGTTTCCACTTAAAAGATTATCTCTTCCACCCAATATAGAACTGTAATTTCCTCGTATAGTATTATACGCTCCCCCGTTAATATTCGATGCTGATCCACTTATAACATTAGAATAACCACCACCCAAGAAGCTATAATCACCAGTAAGTTTATTTAAATAACCTCCTACTAGAACTAAAGCGAATCCAGATGTATTATGATAACCACCACCTATAATAGTATTAAAAATACTAAATTGAGATATATTTGATTTCCATGAATTTAGAATTGTGTTAGCGCCAGTAAAATTTCCAGTATAATTAGCTGGATGATCAATTAAATTAAAATAACCATTGATAATTGAATTATGTTTGCCTCCGTAGATTGTATTCTCTTTACCACCAATTAAACTTACATAATCATCAAGGGCTATACCAAAGTCTGTCATCAAAAATTGATTATATCCAGAACTATAATTATAATTACCACCTATTATAACAGATTGAGTTCCATTTAATGTATTATTTTGTCCCGCAATAATAGCATTGGTCTCATTATTATTTGTGCCAATTAAATTATAAGCTCCACCTATAATTATATTTCTATCTCCAGAAGTTCCAGTAACATAATTGAAAAGACCAAATAAAATCCCATTGTTAAAACCATACGCATCTATCTGAGAAAAATCTGACGCAATAATAGAATTACTTTCTATTCCTCTTGATAATAAATTACTTTCTCCACCTATGATTAAAGATGTTAGATTTCCACTACCAATACTATTAAATAGTCCGCCAAATATATGATTATTTGTATCGTCTCCACTTACATAATTAGATGGACCAATAATAAAACTTTTATTTGATTCTACAGTTTTTGGATTAACATAAAAATAATACGATCCAGAATTAAAATTGATAATACCACTCGTAAGTTGTTGATATAAACTCGTAGATTCTACAGCTTGAATTAAGAAGCCGCTTAACTCTGGCTGGTCTATCTGTTTAACTCTAATTAAATTTTGTGGCATAAATTTTAGCTATTTATACTATGATATAAAATACTAGCGACATAAGTATCTACAGAGTGTTCTGCTGCAATACTTTCTATCTTAGAAATCATATCTAAATTTTTATCTTTAGGATCTTCAACATATATCAATGTTGAATTATCCCAATTTTCTGGACTTTCATTAGAAACAATAATTTTAGCTATTTCAAATGCTACATCTTTTTGTTGTTTCGATAGTTTTCTAATAGAATGCTTCTCTCTTAGACTAGCTTCTATCTTATCTTGTAGTTTTGAAGCTAAAATAAAATTATTTTTTATCTTTTCTAAATTAAAAAGCGTAGCTTTAGATTGCCTACCTTGTCCAACTGGTGAAATATTTTTTGTTGATTGAGGAATTCCGGTAGAACCAGCTGGTCTACCAGGCTCACCCATTTTTGCTCCACCAATTAGCGGTTGATAAAGCCCTTGATCTTTCAATTCTCTAAATTTTTGTTGAGAAGATATTGAGTCATCTGCAGATGGAAGTCTACCAGTTTCAATAGCAGAGATTCCTTCTTCTGGAGTTAAAACGCCTAGTTCTACAAGTCTTGTATAAACTCTTGAATATTGGATATCGTCTTTAAGATCGATATCTTCAAAATATGGGGTTGGATAGTTTTTAAATCCTAATTCTTTGCTTATTCTTCTTATCTCTGGGAATAAGAAATTATTTAAGAATGATTCTCTCGCCTGTTTAAGTCTTTCTACGAAGACTTGAATCTTAATCTTTTCGTTTGCATATTTCTCATTTCCAACTAAAATATTATTTAAACCTATATAAATATCTCTATCTACAATTTCATATTTTTGTGGTCCAAGTAATGCGCCTATATCTGGTATAACAAATTGAGCTTTAGTTGTATAGTCTGCGATAAGAACTCTACCTACGCTTTGATTCTCGAATAAAGATTGCATTGCTTGTAAATTTTTTTGATTAATTCCACCTTTATCTGGATCTGCTCCCATAGTAACTAAAAGTATAGCCTGTTGCGTAGTTCTTGCTACTGCCATATCCATCTTTTTCATCTCAGCTTTCCAATTAATATCTTCTAATACGGGAAATCCCATAGGAACTGCAAATGGTTCGTAGTCTTGCTTTTTATAAAAAACTGCGGAAATTCTTTCTGGGTCTAATGGTAAAATTAAAACTCCTACAGTTTTTTGTTTTATTAATTTTTTTGTTTCTGGCGGTAAACTATTTAATACTTCTAAATCTTCATCTGTTTTAGGATTCTTTAATCTCTCTAGTTCGTAATCACTTATTAATTTATAATATCTTCCTATTGAAAAATTTATACTTCCGCCAATTTGAACATCAGCAGGATTAATGATAATATATCTAGCTGGTAATTTTAAATTAGCGGCTCTAGATATCAATCCAAATGTTTGATAGATTTTATTAATATCTTCCTCTTTAACTTTTGTATCAAATCTATAGATAAATACGTTACCACTGCGATAGTATTCACGGAAAAATTGGTCTTGTAAATCAAATAAATTTATCTTCTTAAAAAGCGCGCTGAAAAAATCTCTACTTTTTTGACTTCCACCTTTAAAATAAATATCGCTGCAAGAGAATTCTGTCATTAAATCAATAGTATTTCTAAATATTGCAAAATTATAGTAAGCTTTCTGACATAGAACTACAGCATCTCTAATATCCATATTAGAGTAATTTGATACGCTAGTCGCATACCTAAATGGTATTAATCCCTCGTCAATATTTTTATACTTATCCGTCCTATTTATTGTCGCAGCTTTATTTCTTCTTAGGGGCGTTTCAGATGAACTTACGCTCGCTTTAGCTTCGTAGGCCGAAGCTGTTGATACCATCAATGGTTCAATTTCATTATTTTTCTTAATTTTTTGCTGTTTTTTATTATTTTTTGACATTTTACTCATAAATATTACACATTATTTGATCATTATTGGTGAAAAAGTGGGTATTTCATTGGATGTTTGAACGCTCATTAAATCATTATAGCATTTTACAGCCCAATTTGCTAACATAAATGCAGAATAATTATCTTTCCTTGCCTTATTAGCAGAGACACTTCTTTTTAAATGTTGAGGTAAATCAAAATTCTGAGTTCCTCTACTGGTAGTAGAATGTTCTACTAATACGCATTGCTTCTTTGTTTGATATATAAAATCATCCTGATTTTCTATAAAATCTAAAATAGTCCAATCTTTCTTATCTTCTACACGCATCAATTCTAGTGGTATATTAAGAGATACAGTCTCATTAAAAGACTTTTCATCAGAGGCGGTTCTACTAGCGAACCATACTCTTTTATAATCTATGCATGCTTGCAGATATTCATTTGCTTTTCTTATAAAGTTGGATGTAAAAACTTGATTAAAGGCTATTCTTTTATCTTCTAAATTGTATTGGTTTTTAACATTCCTAAGCATTAGTTCATAATCCTGTCCTTCTAATTCGGAGTCCATGTTTAACGTCTTAATTTCTATTTTATCCTTTTTAAAAAGCGTTGATTCGTTGCATGATGCTAAAAATGTATCTGCTCCTGCATTATCAGTAATTATAAACACTATATTAAAATTTGTCAATATATAATATAAATAATTAACATGATTTTTTAAATTACCTAAACCTGCGTAGGTATGTACCAGAATACCCTGTTTTTTTTCTTCATCCAACTCCATTACTGCCATAGCGAAATAATCTGCATTTGGGCTATCGCTCATATTAGGGTCTATCCCTAATATATATTTTTTCTTTGGATCTCCCTTCATTAAAGTATGTGGTGCCTCTCCATTTTTCAATGTGCATTCTTCCATCTTTTTAGCATTAAAATAACTATCACTTCCATCAGTAAATTGAGCGCAATATTCTCTTAGAAATCCGCTGTGGCTTGACCCACCAGCTTGAGCCTCTTCGATAATCGTTTTATCAATCATCTCTTCCGGTAAGGCTTCATAACTCATTTGACTTACGAAATACGTAGCCTCCCCTTTATCTAAACTATTAATTTTTTCACACCATTCTGTATATGTTTTATAAAGATTTTCGAATGTGTAACTCGCGGAAGATAAAGCTATCATTTTACTTGTGTTCTCAAATACCATTCTATCTTCTTCTTTCATAACTCCTTCAGATATTAATTTATCTTCAAATTCTCTTATCTCCATTCGCTCTTTCATATTCTGTGGGGCAACTAAGAACGGCATTAGAACATTTTTGATTATTTCTTCTGGCAATAATAAAAATTCGTCTAAAACCAGAACATTTGCTCGAAAGCCTCTAATCTTTTCTCCATTTAATGGGATCGCTATAATACTACCACCATTAATTTGCCATTCAAATTGATCATTTCTTTTAGCTTTAGCTCCAAAACATTGAGCCAATAATTCTGCTCCAGGACTTTCGACTATTTTTTCTAGATTATTAAATATAAATCTTGCTGTCCTAAATGTTGGACCAGCTATTAGAATCTTTGTGTTAGGTTCAAAAAGACATTGCAAGAAACAAAAAACTGCTCCCATAAAAGATTTACCGCATCCTCTACCAAACACGCACATATTAAAATTTCTATTCATCATAGCTTTTAAATGTATTTCTTGATAAGGAGCAAGTTTTACTCCACTAATTAGTTCTGTCGTAAAGCCTATATTTGCTCTTAAGAATTTAGCTAAAGTAATTTTTGCCTCCCGATCATTAAGAAACCCTTTTAATTCAGATAGTTCTGAATTAACATCTTTAATCTCTTTTAAATATTTATCTGGACAGAATATCATAAAATTTTCATATCATATGCTAATTGCAAGTCTATCTTTTTATAGAAACACTTACTAGCAAATAAAGACTCTATAAGTCTTGTCATCTCTTTTCTACCATCTACAAATAGAAATTGTAAATTATCATAACTTTGAAGAAGTTCTCTTACGTTATGGAAAATATATTCTGGTGTTGCTTTTATCTTCTTACTTATATGCGGTAAATATTGAAAACTCAAAGCATTTGACAATGTATCCTCTACCATTACTATAATATAGGAGTTATTTCTTTTGGCTTTATCTATCTCATTTTTAAAGCGATCATAATTTTTAACGCTTAATGTACTAATAAAATCGCTAAGACTTTTTCTTTCTATAAAACATCCACAATTATGATTTGAACAAGCGTAATCTCCAAATGCTAAAGTTTTAATTTCAAATGGTATATTAAACTTTAACCAACTTTGCTCACGAGTATCTACGTATATTGTATCTTTTTGGGTTAATTTATTTTTGAAATTATCGTTAATTAAATTAGGATGAACAAATCTATTTTCTAGTCCAATAGATGAACAGATGTCATAGTAATTTTTAAATATTTTATTGTAATAAATAATAGATGGTGCCATAATCGTTCTAAGCTCAACTTGAGTCGGAGAATATATCAATTTTTTTATCTCTTTTCTCTTAATTAATAATTGTTTAGAATATTCTTGCGCTTTTTCTATAGGCTGTTCTTTTAGCCATTTTTTCATGTTATTCTTATCATTAAAATCACTATTAAAATATTGCTCTTTTGTCTTAAAATTTATTAATTCGTTTGTTAATAGATCTCTTCGAGTATAATAAGTCTGATAATACTTAACCTTATTTAGTCCGTAACTCTTTAGTGAGAGATGAAGACTTTTTTCATCTTTAAATTCTTTGCCATCAACTTTACATATTACGCTCATCCGTTTAATATCTCATCTTTTGAGATACCTAGAATCTTAGCTTTAATCTCATCTATTGATGAGAGACGATCTATTTCTTTTTCAACAATCTGTTTTCGCATCTCTGCCATTTTTAATAATTTTGTTCGACTTTCTTCTTCCTTCCACATTTGAACTAGATTAATAATAGAAGCCGTTTCTTTTACTTGTTTGCTAAGTTTCTCGCTCCTTTTTACTTTAAGGTCATTAAGAAGTTTCTGCTGGCGATTAACGCAATCATTGTATTCTTTACGAGCAGTATTGCTTGCTTCTACTAAAGCCATAGGAATTTTACCATCTTCCTGTATTGCCATATCAATCTGAGTCTGTAAAACGTTAATTGTTTGTTGTATATTAGAAGAAATTACAACTTCTGTTGATAATACTATATATTGATCTACTTCTTCTTGCGTTAAATCACTCTTATCGTAAGTATACCTAACGAAACTACTCTCAAAAAGTTCACGATCTTTTTCATCATCATAAAGATTGATTTGATGACAAAATCTAAAAGTATTCATATAACCAATTAATGAATTAATTTCTTTTTTATGTTTATGAGTTAATTTATTCTTATCTATTCCATCTAATATATACCTATTAATCTTTGCTATCATTCTTTCTTCACTCTTTGGCGGACGATATTCATCTGTGGGAATATTTTCATTTTCACTATTATTAAATTTAATGTTACTAGGTATATTTTTCATATACTCTAAAATGCTTCTTGTTTCTTGTGACAGATTTGTTAATTTATCATTCTTAAAAAGAATCTTAGCCATTTCAATACCAGTCATTGTATGACAATTATTGCTAATATATTCTTTGTGCTCTAAAGAGAGATCTAATAAACCTTTTGGATGATATTCATGACTTTTCTTAGGTTTAATTTGACGAGATGCTAAAAATGCTTTTACCGCTTTTCCTTCTTTACTTCTTCCATCTAAATCCTCTCTACCAAAAGCTAGTTGTACAAGCTCTACAAGTGAAGGAGGATTATCTGGACGATTATTCCATTCATTTAGAAGTTTTAATTGCTGTTCTTCTGTCAAAATTACTAATTCTTCATTCATAGATTAATAAATATCTATCTCTCCATTATATAAGTGTTTTTTAACTTTTAAGATAATTATCTTTTTAATATTCTTAATTTGCTTATATCCTGCGACCCTATTTTTCTCGCTTGTTCTATAACCCATTAATTTTGCTGTTTGCTCTTCATCTTTACCTTCTACATATAGATGATAATATACTTTCCATTCAATAGGTTTTAACACTTTTTGCATTTTTAAATGAATATTTTTAGCGGTTTCTTCCACGTTTAAACTATCCATTGGCATATCATTAATTTCTTGAGAATGATTCTCAATGCTTACTGTTAATTTTGTATCATGTGCATTTTTCTTGCTTCTTTCCCAATTTGCAAATAATGGGCATGAATTACATTGTGCTCCATAGATTGCGCATCCATCTTCTGATTCTGCTGCAGCGCATTTAAGACAAGGTCTTGTAAAATTACTATAATTATTTCTTATCAAATTTTTAATTTGATTGCTAATAATTCTATTAACCCATGGAGCTAGGGGCTTTTTTGCATCATAAAGATGCCATTTTTTATAAATATGTATTCTCAATATTTGAGATACATCACTAAAATCCATCCAATTAATGGCAGTTAAATTCCATTTATTCTTTCTTTTAATAATTTCAGAATTTATCTCGTTAATTCGCTCTTCAAACGTAGGCTTTTTAGCCATTTTTTCGACCTCTAGTTTTTGGCCTTAATGTCCCAGCTTCTTTAGCGAATTCTTCTCTGAATTTTTTAATATCGGCTTTTGTTAATCTTTTTACTTTTTCTCTATTTTCTTTTTTTCTTGGTAGCCCAGATGAAGTTCCTGCGATATTTCCAATTTTTTCTGTTAATTTATTGCTGTCAACAATTTCATAATCTATTTTAGATACATTTGGTACATGATCGATTGATGCCTCATTATCATCGTAATTATCATAATCATCTTCAATGTCTTTAGAAATATTTGGTTTAACTTTTGTTATGGTTGATTTTTGGTCCAAAACTTTATTGACAACTAACTTATCAAATGGCTTACCGCAAGAACTACAAAATTTAGGTTTGGCCGAAGTATAAGTTGTTGGACTACCACATTCTGTGCAATATATTTTAAGCATAATACTAATTATACTTTAATTTAATTAAAAATTCAACTATTTTAACTCTTCAAATTTCTCAATAATATAAGCTAAAATATCATTTCGCATAATATCTTCTGTACCAAATTTAAATGTATATATTCCTTTATCTGCGCTTTTCTTATCATCAAAGAGATTATATATCTTTTCAAATCCGCTATTTTTAATATCTGCTTGACGAATATCTCCTATTAATATTAATTTACTAAATTTACCCATTCTGGTAGTAATTAATAATAGATCATGTATGCTTAAATTTTGAGCTTCGTCACATATAATATAGCTCGCATTAATGCTTAAACCTCTTAAAAATCCAACTGGTAAACCTTTTACTCTTTCTTGTTTTAATAACATTTCGACTTGACCTTTTGGTAATAATTCATGAAGTTTATCCATAAGAGGTTGTAGATATGGATCAAGTTTACTATGAAGATCTCCCTTAAGGAATCCAAGGTTATGAGTAGAGCTTTCTACTGGGTTACGGACGTAGAATATTTCTCCAATTTTTTTACTATTAATAGCATTTAAGGCTGCATATACGCTAAGTAAGCTTTTTGCTGTTCCAGCTGGACCTTTACAAAAAACCATCTTAGTATTTTTATCTTGAAGAAGCTGTATAAATTTCTTTTGATTATCTGTCCATTGTAATTCGCGAATATTTAAAGACCCTTCAATTTTATCTCTTTGAGGAACTGGAACCGATTTATCTTCTTTTTGTTTATGCTTCTTAGACATGCTACTTACATATAAATTTACACCATATTTTTAATTTAGTGTAAATAAATTAACTGTGGCATTTCTAAACTCAAATATACCTCCAATAGAATGTTATGTAAGAGGAAACTACTTAAGAGACCAAAAGGATAGTCATGATAAATACTTTTCAGCTCTAGTTTTTAGCGTTACATCTTTGCCTGGACAAGTTCCACTTTTTAATTTTATTATGGAAGATGGTGGAATCTGGTGGCATGCACCTATTAGCGCATTCACTTCTAAAGAAGGAACTCCAGAGCAAGATCTACATGAATTAGAACTTTGGGATAGTTTTAGTTATCACATAGCTGTAACTAAGTTTTCTATACTACAAAACAAAAAACTAAAGTTCCTTTCTAGAAATGGTCAAGAATATTTTGGTACATATCTATTCACTTTAGATTGGGCGCATAGTGATTTTAATGAATTAAATTTTGGATTTAGTGAGAATCCTGGACAACATAAGTGTGGTCATGTATTGCAATTAGATAATGGAAATTATGCAATACAACCTAATAATAGATTAAGATTATATGATCCTAATTTTGTAACTAAACAAGGACAAAATCTTATTGAAAGAAAAGTTAATAGTCATATTTATACTGTGGAGAATTGTCCAAAATGGATAACTGAAGATTCCGACAACTATGAATATGGTGTAAATGAGATAAAATGAACGAAGGCTTAATATTTCCAAAATTAATAGAACGACAAAAAGATCTTTATCTTAAGATCGTTACTAATCTACAAACATATGGATATTTTGATCGTGGAATAGGCGCAAATGGAATACATTACTTAAGCGCTGCTCAAAATCCATTCAAAGAACAAGGGCTAGAATGTGAATATTGCGTATTCTATTATCTTGAGGGTGATAAACCAAGATGTGAATTAATTCAAGGCGATATTGACGCAGAGGGATGGTGCAAATTTTGGATCATAAGCGAACAAGACATAAGAGAAGAATCTAAAGCCGCTTTTAGATTACTTAATAATAAAACTAAAACTTATGAGATAACTTATGATCTAAAAAGAGGTAACGATGAAACAACAAAAAATAAAAATAACAGATAAAAATATATTAGAGGGTGAAAAAGCTAATCCTCAAAATTGTGCAATAGCCAGAGCTATTAAAAGTAAATTAAAGAAAAAGATACAAGAAGTATCTGTACTTCCTACTCAAGTCGTATTAAAAATAGACAAGAAAATGTTTGTTGCTGAGATGCCAAAAGACGGTACTAATTTTATTAAAAGATTTGACCGTGGTTTAGCCGTTAATGCTTTTGAATTAAATTTAAAATTTAAAAAAGGTTACGCTTTGGTTTGATTAGAAGGTAAATTGGGATCTGCTAAATCTGGATTATGTGGAATCTTTGTTCCACGTTTAAATTTTCTGTAAAGATCTTGAGCCTTTTTTATAGACTCATGCGTGATACCTTTTATCGTATTTAATTTCTGATTACTTTTTGGTTCATCTCGTGATATAACAGAGAGTTCTTTAATTTGTTTGCCATTGCATTGGTATCTTTTTTCTATAACCCTATTAAAATCTAGTTTTTTAATTGGATCATCGATTTTGTGTTTATTTAATGCAATATTATATGCCAGTAATAAACATACCGCTAAGGGGTCAAATACTACTACAATAAATAATATGAACCATTTTACTACTGTTTCAATTTCGACATTAAAGGCTTTGGCTATAAATTTATAAGTACCTATATCTGAACTAATTACTTGTTTTTTTAATTCTATTATCTGATTATCTAGGTTATTTATCTCTGAATTTAAATTGTTATTAATATTATTAATTTTCTCTATATTAGACTCTAGATTTGTTATATTTCCTTGCATTGTATTTAAAGTTTGGCTTTTTAATTCTACTGATTTCTTATCTATTACTGTTTCTTGTTTGTCACTGCCAAAGAGTCCGCTAGATTTTGTAACTGTGGTTGTTGTAGATTGATTAAGAGCTTTGCTTAAATTAGACTCTTGCTCTTTTCTTGTATCTATAAGAGTCTTGATTCTTTCTGTATTACTAGATATTTGAGTATTTAAAGAATTCTTTTTTGCTTCTAGAAGGGAGACTTGTGACTCTATTGAATCTATATTAGCTTTTGTTGCGTAAAAGGCTTGTGAAAGAAAACCAAAGACTCCAAGGCTAGTTATGCCCATAAGTATAATAATTGCACTTATTAGGTATATTTTTAATAATTTATTTACTCTATTCCAATATCTATATAAGAAACTTGTGGCCATTATCTTGCCAAATTCAAGACTGGATGCCATTAATACTGTGGCCCAAAAGCTACCAGAGAAAAGTAAGCCTATACCCTTAACCGAAAAGAATCCACCACATGCTGCTACAAAAAGTGCGCTAAATCCTAACAATACATTAAATAAATTCACGTATAATTTACACGAATAGACAAATGTTTCCTTCTTATTTTTCTTGCTTCTTTTGCTAGAAGATTCTTAAAGTTTCTATCTTTCATCTTGTCTATATTATCTAATGATAGGTTAATTTTAGGGTCCGGCGGTAAAATTAAAGGCTTAGGGTCAATTTTTTGTTCAATATTATTAATCAATAATTGTGGTTCTTCTTTGTCTCTAGTAAAACCATATAACCATAAAACAAACTTAAATGAAAAATATATTAGGGTCAGATTAACTAATAAGCTAATCATAATAATAGCTATTATATTGTATTCTTATATTAAAAACAAGCATATTAAAAAGGGTTTATAATAAAAATAGCCCCGTGGATTTTTTTACCTTGAAGGATATTCTATTATAGTGAATTTTAATAGATTTTAGAAAAGGGGGGTATAGGTAAGGTATATACATAAATAGTATTATATAGTTGGGGAGAATGATGTTAATACCCCCATGGCCATTTTAATTTTAATAGAATTTATTTTTTTTCAAAAAAGGGGCTATATCTTAA